GCCCACACTCATGACGGCATCAAATGGATTTGCCTGAACCCAATGACGGCAGACCTTTGGAACGCATGGCAAGCCGCCCACAACATCAAGGGGGGCGCATGACCCTCACTCCCAACCCCATCGCTGCCACCCTGCCCACAGGCGTGGCCATGCTGCGGCCGTGGGCTGCGCCGGTCACGCTGCGCCAGGTCGATCCGCACATCACGGTGCTGCAGCGCGTCAACACCTTGCTGACGCCTACCACCCTGCTCGCAGCGGTCGAGGGATCGTCCGCGCTGGACGCGCAAGAGATCGCCGCCGTCATCAACCCGCTGCGCCTGGCGGTCGACGCGCTGCGCACGCGCACGGCCACGTTTGACGACTGGTTGCGGCTGGCCAGCGTGGTCAACATCGCCAACGCCATCGAGCGCCAGGGCGTGGTGCGCGGCATGGCGTCAGAGCTGGCCAAGTGCGAAGCGGCCGTGCAAGCCATCGGCGACCGCACAGGCGACACCCACGACACCTGGAAGTCGCCCACGCTCTACGCCGCCGAGATCACGGCCATCAGCGACCTGGTGCACTGGCACAAATTCCAGCTGCAGCAGCTGTCTTACAAAGAGTACGCCAGCGCCCGTGACTACGCGGTGGCCAAAGTCCGGTCAAGCGGCGGGCGGGCGTTCAATTTGAAGGGAAGCCATGCGAACACTTGAAGCCATCGCCGCCATCGTCACTGGCGTGCTGGCCATGATCGGCCTGTGGACCGTGTCAATGGCCGTGCGCATCGAAACGCAGCGCCGCAAACGCATGCGGGAACTGAAGAAGGAGCAGCTATGACCGAAGCCACACTGGTGCAGCGCATCGAGCTGCTGACAAACGCCGTGCAGACCCTCAGTGCCATGATGGGCGCACGCCTGACCCGCGCCCAACTGGCTGAGCGCCTGGGTGTGCACCGCAACACCCTGGCCAAGCGACTGGCCGAGCCGGGCTTTCCCCTGCCGGGCAAGGATGGAAAGTGGCTGCTGAGTGAAGTGATTGAGTGGGAGCGGAGTCGATGATTTCAGACGAACAACAATTTTTAGAGCGGTTAAAAAAAGGGTTTACCTATGACCCTGAAAGCGGAATTTTTACGCACAATATAAAGAAATCTTTTCCTGTTTCAGGTGTTATTGCTGGATGCAAAAACCCTATTGGCTATACAGTAATAAATGTATCCAAGAAGATTTATTTAGCCCACCGTCTTGCTTGGCTTTATGTTTACGGGGAGTGGCCAAAGCATTGTATTGACCACATCAACGGCAATCGTTCTGACAACAGGATTTCAAATTTGAGAGATATACCAAAGGCCCAAAATCACCAGAACTTAAAAGGGCCAACAAAAGCAAACAATGCACGCGCACTTGGCGTTCATTTTTCAACCAAAAGAAAAAGGTTTATTGCTCAAATAGCCATTGACAAAAAAAGAGTTTACATAGGAAGCTATTCATCAAAAGAAGAGGCGGCGCAAGCATACTTAATAGCCAAAGAAAAAATTCACCCATCTTTTTCAAGCGAGTCTTTTTGCAATATCTGAGGCTGAGGCGTTGTAGTAGGTCAATGATCGAGTAGTTGACCGCCACCCAAAGACGCGACACAGGTCAAGCACATGCAGCCGCTGGGCCAAACGCGTGGCGGCGGTGTGGCGAGCGTCGTGGAAAGTAAAGCCCGCCAGCCCCGCCCGGTCACGCGCCCGCCTGAAAAGGGCGTCCAGCGTCTGGGGCTTGAGCCCGAAAATCCGCTCTCCATCGAAGCCACGGGCCATCTCGATCACGCGCACGGCTGATCGGGTCAGCGGCACGTCACGCTTGCCTGTCTTCCCGTCCTGCACCCGCACCTGGTCGGGCCGCAAATCATCCCAGCGCAGGCCGCACAATTCGCCTGCGCGCATGCCTGTTTGAAGGGCCAGCACAAAGCACACCGCCACCGACTCAGACACGCTGCGCACGCGGCGCTGGCCACCGTGCCGCGCTGGCCAGCCCAGCTGCCTGAGCATGCGGCGCACCTCGGGCCCGGTGATGATGCGCTCACGATGGTCAGGCTCAGCCGGGCGGCGCACGTCTTTGACTGGGTTGACCTCGATCCACCCCCACTCACGCCGGGCGCACTCAAGCACGGCGCTCAGCAGCGTCAGATCTCGCAGCACGGTGCTGCGCGAGACCTTGGTCAAGCGGTCATCGCGCCACAGCGCCACATCGGCCGCAGTGATGTCGGCCAGCTTGCGATCGATGCGCAAGGAGGCGTGGTCGGGCTTTTCGTAAGCAGCCAGGCGAATGGACTCCCAGCGCTCGCCCTTTTTGTGCGGGCTGACCTCTTCGGCGTAGCGGCGCAGCGCATCGCGCAGAGTTTTGGTGCTGCCAGGGCTGGCACCGCGCAAAGCCCGCAGCTCGGTCGACCGCTGGGCCGCCCAGGCGTTGGCTTGGGTTTTGGTGTCAAAGGTGCCGCTGTCACGCTGGCCAGCAATTGCAATCTGAATGGACCAGCGACCAGTTGCCGTTTTTTTTGGTGTCGCCATTTGGGGATTTTGATGGGGATTTTTTGGTGTTTGCTTTGTGCAAACTGGTGCAATGAACGCACTTTACCAAAATCCCCGCAAGCATGAAACCCTGATTTGGTGCGGGTTGCAGCGGTGGCTGCACTCGCTTGCACTTTGCACTGGTGCCCCCGACAGGCACCACAAACCTCATGGTTAAGCGGAAAACCCATAAAAATGGGGATTTTTTGGGCCGGGAATGAAAAAACCCACCACCCTTTGCAGAGCGGTGGGCAAGGGCCGGGTAAGCGGCCTTGGAGACAACGGCAATCAGTGAATCATTTTCTTGGCGTCAGGAAAATGATCAGGCAAAAGCTCGGGTGCCCTGCTCGTCAATGATCAAGGCCGCCCGGCGCGGCGGGGTGTCGTGGGTGTTGGGGATGCTGATGTGCGTCCAGCCGCCGCCGTTGGGCTTGGCGAATTCCCGGATGCATTGGTCAAAGCTCAGGCCGCTGGCCAGGATGGCGCGGACCACCTGGTCGGGCGTCATGCCGGGCACCTTGATGTCGGCGGCGCAGCCTTTGGTGTGTTGGCTGGTGTCTTTGCTGCCAATAGCCCGGTTGACGGGCAGTGTGCGCAGGCCGCTGGTGACGACGATGGGCTTGCGCACCAATGCACGGACTTGCTCCAACAGGTTGGCCAAGCGCGTCAGGTTGGCCAGCTGCAAGGCGTCAGGCTGGTTGTCGATTCCAAGCCGGTCGGCGGTTTCGCTGTGTGTCAGCTCGGCCAGCGTGAAATTGGGCGTCAGGTGGGTTTCTTGGACTTCCATGGCTTACCCCTTGCTGGCCATGAGTTCGGTCTTTTGCTGGCTGCCGTGGCTGCTGCCAAAGTAGAAGCTCAACACGACCATCAATGCGCCGTCCAGCGTGCCTAGCACTCGGGCCACCAGTTCGCGCATGCTTTGGTCGACCACGTGCGTCAGCAAAAACCACTGCACCAAGCCCCAGGCCAGCACTACCAGAACGGCCAACACCCCTGGAATTCGGCTGCGCGTGCTGGTCTGCATCTCGCGGGCGCTCTTGCGGTCTTCCACCACCAGGGCGGCCAGCTTTTCTTCGTTGGCGTAGCCCAGCTCGGTCATGCGGACCTTGAAGTCCATCTCGGCCTTTTTGAGCGCGGCGATCTGTTCGGGTGTGGCCGATGCCATCAATGTGGGCAGGTCTTCGGGCTTGCTGGATGGGTCGCCCAGCGCCTCGGCGGCCAGCTTGGCCGCCATCGCGCCAAACGGCCCACCAATGGCTGCGCTCAGCATGGGCGCTGCCGACTTCAAAATGGTTTTCAGGTCCATGGTGCTGTCCTTTCAAAAAGTTCTGGAAACGCGCAGGCCGACTGCTGAGCCTTTGCGGTGGGTTAGCAGACCCGTTCGGCTGCTGGCATCGTCTTGTGTGCTGGTGGCCTGCAAGGTGCTGGCCCAGCCGCCGGGCCAGTCATGCCGCCAAGCCAGGCTGACGCTGGGCACCGTGACGCGCTGACCGTTGGGTGGCTTGGGGTAGGTGGTGCGGTTGTCGTATTCGCTCCATCCGATGGCCGCGGTGTCTGCTGGGCCTGGCCGGACAATGGCCTCCAGCGTGGTGCTGCTGCCGTGCCATTGGTACGGGCTGGCCGGGTTGACCTGTTCGCCCGCGTTGGTGTTGCGCGAGGCTCGCAGGGTGAGCCAGTGGGTGACTGGCAGTTCGGCGGCCAGGTAGGTCATGTCGTAACGCATGCGGCGCTGGTATGGCTTTTTGGCCCCGCTGGCGTCATCTTGGTCCTGCGTGGTGTGCAGCCAGCCGGCACGCAGCTGCAGCCCGCTGGCCAAGTGCATGGCATTGATGCTGGCCCCATGCTTGCTGTGGGCCACCGTGGGGCCGGTGGCCACGTAAGGGCCGAGCTTGTCGTCTTGCCCGTCGACCTTGGGCCGGTACATGCCGACCATGCCATCGATCAGCCAGCCGCCGTGCAGGCCCGTGGCGTAGGCTTGGCCGCCAAATGCGCCCTGAGCGACTTCGCGCAGGCCGTGGAAGCGGCAGTAGGCGTCGGGCTCGCTGATCCATGGCCCTTCACCCATGGGTCGGCACCAGCTCACGCGGTAGGGCAAAACGCCCAGGCGCAGGCCCAGGCCATCGGCAAGTCGCCAATCGGCATCAAGCCTGTCTACGCGCCACCCACCCACCTGGTGCGATTGCCCGCGGGCGGTGAGCTTGACTGCGCCCGCATCGGTTTGAAGAGTGGTGCTGGCATCCAGCGTGGCCCATGCCCCTGCGCTGCGCCATGTTTTGGCCGGGCTGTAGTCAGGCAGGTAGCGGGCTGGCCCGCCCTGAATATGCCAGGCGTCAACACCCACAGTGGCCGAGACTTCGGCGCGGATGGCCGTGGCCGCAAGCAGAGTGAGCAGCATGATGGCCGGGGTGATTAAGCGGGTCAAAAGCATGGCTTGACCCCTTGCCCTGCCAGCGGGATGGCGCTGTATCCGACCGCTGGCGCATTGTCGGCCAAGCATGTTTGCATGTCTCTGACAAGCCGGATGCCTCGGTCCACCAGCCCAGTGCTCTTGGCCATGGCAGCGGCGCTGTCAGGATTGATGCCGATCAGGCTGCCAAAGGCGCTGCGTGTGTCAGGGTGGGCCGGGTCGAGCATGCAAGCCGTGAGCCATGTGCTGCCCACCAGCACGGGCTGGCCACTGTAGGCCTGCAACACATCAAACCGCTCAATTCGGTTTTTGGTGCGGCGGGCCTTGCCTGCCGTGCCGGTGGCCCCGGCAGACTCGTAGCCGTCTTCCAGCTGGGCGATTTGCACCTGGCGCGTGTTACTGCAGTAAAAGTCTGCCGCCTGGGCGGTTGCGCACAGCACAGCCAAAGCAAAAATGGTGTATTTCATCGCGGCAACTTGTTGACGATCTGCCCGATCTGCGAGGACATCACCTGCAGATCAGATTTGATGGTTTTCATGTCTGCAGCCATGGCGGCGAAACCGGTCTGCAACTCCTTTACTGCCTGGTCGGTGTTGCGCTGGCGGTCGTCAATCGCCTGCACCTTGGCGGGCGCTTCCTTGAGGCGCTGAATGTCGTTTTTAATCTCGCTGAGTTGCTGGCTTCCAAAAAATATGAGCGCAGCAAAGCCGCCCAGCACCTTGAGGTCCATCCCAAAAACTTGTTTGTCGACGGTCTGAGTTTGTGTCATAAGGCCTCTCTTAAATCAAACGGTGGCGGGGGCAAAAAAGCTTTGACGAAACGGCATCCACACGGCGGCGAAGTCAGCGATGTTTTCCTTGGTCATCACCAGGCTGTTGCCGTTGGCAAAATGGAATCGGGTCGGCTGAAAGGCCGCACCCTGCAGCTGCTTGGCCATCAGCACAGCCATCAGGCCGTTTTGATCATCCCGCGTAGCGCTGCACATCACGCCATCAAACTCAACGCCAATCCACTTTGGATCAGGTTTTTGATTAGGCTTTTGATCAGGCTCTGGTTTTGGATCTAGCACTTTGGGTGGCTGTGGAATTTCCTCAATGACCCAACACCCATCCCACTTTGCACGCTTCCCTTCCTGGATCGCCGGGGCAGGCGCATCAATCGCGCCTGCTGGCAAAAGGAAAACGCCCGGTTCAAGGGGCGATTCGTCGGCAGTCGTGAAGCCAGCAAAATAGCCAGCAGAGTCCAGTTGAATGACTTGTTTCATGGCGTCCTCTCAATACTTGATGCAGGCCAGCAAGGCCACGTTGCGTGGGCGTGTCTCAGTGCCGCCTGTTGATCCTGATTGGACTGTTGTTCCTCCAGAACCGCTCGGAAATCCACCCAAAACACCAGAAGTTGCAGTACCGTTAAGGGTGTGCGTGTGGCTCTTAAAGTCGTCGGCCTGAGCACTACCTATAGACCGACCTGTATCAACAGCTCGGCCATCTGCCCAACCTCGTATAAATTCACCGCGCAGGTCTGGAAGGTTGAATGTCGATGTTCCATCACCAAGGCCCCAAAGTGATTGCATGTAGGTGTGGGTGCCGCTTTGAGTGCCAGAAGTCGTGATTGCCGTGCCGAACAAAGTGCTGGTCACTTGGAATGTGTTGGCACTGACGTATATCACGTAGTAATCGGTCGTCGTGTTCAGGCCCGTCGGCAATGCACCAGTGGTGCTCAGGCGAATGCGCTCACCGCCAGTAAACCCGTGGGCGGTCATCGTGAAAACTGCCGGGGCCGCAATGGTTACTGTGAATGTTTTTGAAGTAAATCCAGAGTTTGTTACCAAAGCGGCAAATAGATCTGCATATGTTGTGCGAGAAACTGCAGCACCATTGGCCTTTAATGCACCGGATGGAGCCGACCCGCTTGCCACATAAAAAACCGACCCCGTTGGAAGCCCTGATGTAATTCCTAGCGCAGCACGTGCCTCTGCTTTTTCGGCATCAGTTGGCGCAGGCGCCGTAGCATCGCCGCCAAGCCTGCCGACCACATAGTCCCAAAGCTGGCCAAAAGCCGCTTTGGCCTCTGCATTGGTGGGGGTTCCAGCAATGCCTGTTTTTCCGGGGGGTGCGCTCATTGTCGATTTCCTTTCGGTTTTGTGTGTTGGTTGAGATCAGTAGGCCTGCACGACAGCATCGATCAGGCCGGTCACGGGGGTGCCCGAGGCGTTGAGCACTGTCACCAGCGGCCCCAAGGTCAAGTTTTGTTTGTCGGCATAGCGGGCCGATGCGCCGCCGTTGCCGTCGGTCTGCACTGTGAGCTTGACGTTTTTGACAGCGGTCAAGCCAGCAGGCAAGGTTAGACGGGTGCCACCTGGCGACACCACCAGATCATCAAAAGTCACAGTCACATCAGGCACATCCAGCAAGGCCGACAAAGTCTGGATCGATTCGACGCCCGCGCCGCCCAAAGTGGTAATGCGAAAGCGCATGTCTTGTGCGCCAACAACATCGATCCAGCCTGGCCACACCTTCCAAACAGGCAAAGACCCAAAAAACGGATCTGCGTCTGCGCCATAAAAGGCGTTTGCATCAGCCCCAAAAAACGCAGAGACGTCATCCGTCTGGTATTCGATGGTGTAATTGGCCGCGACAATCTGATGTGTAAGAGACAGGCGGCCTGATGCATCGACATAGACGCTGAACTCGTACTGCATCGCACCGCTTTGCGAGGTGGCAAAGAAGACATCTGCATCAGACCCATAAAAAGGCCCATCGTCCGCCCCATAAAAGGCATCTGCTCCGATGGCTTGCAGCACAGCACCAACCACGGTGCAGCCGGTTTTTGTGCCAGTCCACAGCGGGTGCTGTGGCCATTCGTTAATGATGTTGTCGACCACCTGATCACCAAGATCGGTCACGATCTGAGCGGCGTTGACGCTCTCGTTGCCCGTAGTGTCCACCGCCTTGATCAACAGGGTCACAGGGCCAGTGGGCCGGTTGACCATGGTGTATGGGCTCTCAGTGATCAGTCCGTCATGCAAGTCTGCAGCCGTGGCCCACCAGGTGTTCTGGCCGTAGTTAAAGCGGATCCTGTAGCCCGCCAGATCAGGCACATTTACAGGCGACCAGCTCAGCACATCGCCACTGACTGTGAAGCTGGCCACATCTGGCGGCGGGGCGCTCAGGCCTCGCACGGTGTAGCTGACGCGCCCGATGCCGCCAATCTGGCCCAGCCCGTTGAATGGCCGCAGCTCGATGTCCCACGACTCGGACAGCCCCGCGACCCAGGTGAAAGACCGCGCGTCTGTGGTGCCCATGACCTGAAGCGGCGCACCATTGGCCGCACCATACACCCGCACAGTGCCTGCGTTTTCGTTGATGGTGAATGAGACGGTTAACTCGGTGTACCAGGTATTACCCTGTCGCTTGAGAATCTCGGTGACATAAGCGCCCGTGATATTGGGCAGTCGGTTGAGCAGACTGATATTGGGCGGCGGCGTATACGCGCCCGTCAGCACATAGGGCCAAAACTCATCGGGCAACGGCACCACGGTCACACGCGCCCCAGCCATGTTGTCGGTCGGCTCCACCTTGGCAACCACCACGCGCTGGCCAGGTGTGGCCTTGAAGTCGTAGATCCACAGCGCGTCGAGCGGTTGGCCGTTTGCGCCAGGCAGCGCCACGCCAGCAGGCCATGCGCTGGCCAGCGTCACTGTGCGCGTGCTGCCGGTGAATGCTGCAATGGTGAACACGCGGTATTGCGTCTCGCCGACCAGGCGCAGACCGATGTATCGACTGCTGGCCCCGCCCGGTCCGGTGGCGGGGATGGTGTCATCCAGCGTCAGCGTCACAATGCCGCCCGACTCGGTGGCCGACTGGATGCGCCCGCTGTAGCCCCACTGGGTCATGTCGTGGCTCAGGGCCAGCACGGTGCCGCGGCGGTAGGTCAAAAACTCCAGGTCTTGCTCAAACGTGATGCTTTTGGCCATGTAAATGTTTTGCGCCATGGCGTGGCGAGCCAGCAGGGCGGCATGGCCCTCGCTGGTGATGCCCTCATTGCTCAGGCGGGCGGTGGTGCGCGGGTTGCTCACGCCGGGCGCGATCACGCGCAGGCTGTTCCAGCTGTTGCTGCGGTTGCGGTCAAAATAGCCGTATTCGATCTCGTCCGCGCGGTCATTCGTGTCATAGCTCACACTGAAAGACCGGGCCTTGATGTTGCCCATGTTGATGACGCCCTCGACCGGCTGCGCATCGTCCAGCCACTGCACGCCCAGCCGCCCCTCGGCCCAGCTGATGGTGGCCAGGCCTGCGTAGGCAATCGCGCCCATCAGCTCTTCGTGGCTCATGGCGTCCTGTATCACCGCGTCAAAAGTCAGGCCCTTGGCCGCGCACCAGACCATGAAGCGCTTGAGGCCTTCGACATCGATTCGGCTGTCTGGCCAGCCCAGGCCCGCAACCAGCTTGCCGTTTTCGTCATAAATGCCACGGGCCAGTTGCAGGATCTGTGCGCCAGGGTTGCTCAGGCCGTTTGTGCGGTTGGTGGCCGTAGTCCAGGCACTGCCATCCCAGTAAGGCATGGGCTTGGCGGTGGCGATCCAGTTGAGCTCGTCCACCGCGCCGCTCAGCTGCCCGCTGGCCTTGGCCGTCATGGCCACAATGCTCTGGCCGGGGTAGCTGCTCAGGTCTTGCTGAAATGACTTGAGCTGCGTCCACTGCACCGTGTTTTGGGCACTGGTGCTGGTTTCGTTGGTCGTCAGCTTGCGCAGGCGAACATCGTATTGGCCAGCCGCCACAGGGATGGTGTAGCCCACGCGCAGGGGGCTTGTGTTGGAATTGGTGAGCTTTGCAATGCCCGCTTGGTAAGGCACATCACGCCAGCGCTTGACAGGCAGTGGTCCGTATGTGGTTCCGATGTACTCGCCTTCGGGGGTGTAATTGAAGGTAAAGCCGTCCTCGTAGGCTGTGTACTCTTCGCGATAGGTGGCGCCGGTGGGCAAGCCGATCCAGTCTGCAGAACCAGTTGCGCGGTACTGTATTTCAATCAAAGCCTCGCGCCACTCATAAGCGCCGTTGGTGGCGTTGACTGCAAACACATTGGCCTCCAGATCGATGCCGATCTGCAGCGTGTTAGGGCTGGTTGTGCGCTGCACCCAAGGGCCGTAACCGCTTGGCGCGTCCAGGAGGCCACCTGCGATGGTGTCGACGCTGTTGTTGGGCAGGCCTGTTGGGTAGCTGCTGCCAGGCAAGCCATAAGCCCGGAAGCTGACACCTTGATAAGACTCAACCGGGGTCTGGCCAATGCGAACATTGCTCACGCCGTGACAGTTGATGCCCGCATGAAACTGCTGCACCAGGTACTGGTCTTGCCCAGAAAAAAAGCTGTACGGCTGGCCCGCCAAGTCGGGCACCACATAGGGCTGGCCCAGCACCAGGCTCATGGGCTGCCAAATGCGCATCTGGTTGCGGCCGCCGCTCAGGCTGTAAGTCGGCTCGGTGGTGTTGACGGCCAAGTCCATGCCCATGCCGCCGCGCTTGGGTGGCGGCAGCAGCTTGTTGATGACCATTGCGCCGGCGGCGAAGACCACGGCACCAGCAATCGCCAGCGACAACCCTGTCAGCTTTGTGACGCCAGCAAACCAGCTGCTGGTGCCAAGTGTGAAATAAGCCAGCGCCGCAAACGCGATGATCTTGACCACCTCTTTTTGCACCGCAGGCCTGCACTCGATCACCTGCGCATGGTGCACGCGTGTGCGGCCCCACATGAGCGCGGGCACCTGCAGGCCGCCCACTTCCACAATCCAGGTGTCGGTCACGCCGTGACGCTGCAGCACGGCCAGCAGCGTCTCGCCGTCTTCCATCAGCACGGCCACGCTGGTCTGGCCCTGCTGGGTCAGCGGGTGCGGGGTCACCACCAGCTGGGCGCTGCGCTCTGGCAGCAGGCCGGGGCGGCGCTTGAATGGCGGCTCTGTCAGCGGCATGAGGGTTGTTTTTACTTCCATGTGTAAAACCCCTCGATGCGCTGGCCACGCCATGCAAAGTCGCGCAGGCGGCTCAGCGACGCATTGCCCATCACGGCCGAGTTGTGCAGCACCCACACCTCGCCCCGGTACACAAACACGGTGCCGATGTGCCACAGCAGGTGGCCGGCCTCATTGGGGCTGGTGATCAGCACGCCGCAGCCGTGCACCGGCTCGGCAATGCGCTGGGCCAGTGCGTCACGCGCTGCGCTGATTTGGGCGGCTTGCCCTGCCCGGCCCTGGGCGTGGCAGGTCAAAGCAGCGGGCACCGTGACCGTGCGGCCAAACACTTGGCGCTGCACGTCCAGAAACAGGTGCGCACAGTCGTATTCGCCGGGCACATAGGCTGCGCCCACGTAGCTTTGCGCGTCTGCAAAGTCTTGGGTTTCGTCGCGGCCTTGCTGGGCAGGGGTGGTGTAGTTGTTCATGTGTCAGCCCTGGAAAAGCGCGGGCGCGTTGACCGGGTCAAACCGGATGCGCACCGCCGTCTGGCGCATGGTGTCGTCGGGCCCCATGTTGGCCGTGACCAGCGTGGGTGTGATGTTGATGCCGCTCAGCTGCGCAATGAACTCATAGTCCACCACCGTGGGTGTGGCGCGGCTCACCAGCTGCAGCGTGGCCAGCAGCGAAGCGCCCACGGGCAGCCCCTCGATGGCGGCGGTCAGCTCGCGACCCACGTTGTCGATGCGGATCTGAGCGCGGGGGTTCTCTTGCTGCGCCTGCGTGGGCAGCTTCACCCCAAAAGGCAGCGCCACATAAGTGTGGCCGCCAATCACCCAGTCACGCGTGTCGTTGACGATGCGCACCGGGCTGGCAAAGCTGGCGTGGTCAATGACCATCAGCTCCAAAAAGCCATGGTTGTCGGTGACCGCCTGCAGTTGTGCAATGCTCTGGGCCATCAGTAGACGCTCCGCAGGTATTCGAGCTGCAAGCTGCGCTCGGCAAACGTCCAGGCGCGGCTGCCGGGCTTGAGCGGCCCCAGGTTGCCACCCACAATGCGGGCCTGCACCACGCTGCCCGTGCGCGGGTTGGTCCACGCAAACCAGTCGGCACCCCCGCCGATCTGGGTGTAAACCCAGTCTTCAAAGTCGATGGCGTTTTGCTTGGTGCGAAAGTACAACGTCACCGGCACGGTGACCATGGTGTCGCTGGCCATGCGCCGCTGCTTTGGCACGCTGCGCTCCATCTCGCTGCGCAGCACCACGGTGGCGGGCTGCTCGGCGGTGTCTGCCCAGGCAATGTCGACGTAGGTGGGGAAGGTGGCCATTTACTGCGCTCCGCGTGGGGTGAACCGGCTGCCAATGGCGTTGAACAAACTGCCCGACCCGCTGGCCACGCCATCGGCCAGGCCGTCTTGCACTTGGCGCAAAATCACGTCGATGGTGGTGGTGCCGTCGCCGTTTTCGCGCTGCTGCACATCGGCTGTCTGGCCGCTGGTCGGCATGACGTTGACAATCACATTCGAGCCGCCGCCCGACATGGTCACGGGGATGGTGCGGCCATCGGGCAGGGGGACATAGGCCTCGTTCATGCGGCCTTCGCCAAAAATGGCCAGCTGAGGCGTGTTGGCAATGCCACCGCTGCTGTAGGCGTGCAAGGGCAACGGGCCAGCATCCGTCATGACGCCACCATTGGCAAAATACTGGCCCAAGTCCTGCGAGCCAAATTCAGCACCAGAGCCAAATCCAGCCGATCCACCACCACCAAAAAGCCCGCTAATCGCCGTGCGCAAAATACCCGACAGCGGCCCCGTGATCGACTGTTGGATCTGCATGCGGATCATGTCGCTGATGATGCTGTCAGCCAAGCTCTTGAAGTCCAGCTTGCCGGTTTTGACGAAGTTGACCAGCGCGTCTTCCATGCCCCTAAAAGCGTTGGTCATGACGTTTTTGGTGTTTTCCCCCATCTTGCTGATGCTGAGCTGGTATTCCTTGACCGCATCGCTCACGCCGCGCATGGCGTCATATTGCTGGCTGATTTGGTCGGCCTGCTGTGCCATGAACTGGGCGCGGGTTTCGTTGGCCAAGCGCTGCACGGCGGCCAGGCGCTCGGTCGCTTCAATCTGGTTAATCAAGCCATTGTTTTGGTCTTCCAGCACCATCGACTCAGCCTGAGCGACTTTGGTGGCCAGCTCGCGCTCAAACGTCAGGCGAGCCACCTCTTCGGCGGTCTTTCCGATCAACTCGGTATTGAAAGCCATGGCCCGTGCTTCATCTGACATGGCAAGAATCATGCGTCCATAGGCCAGCTCGGCCCGCTCTTGTTGCTCATTCAGCTCGCGCATGACTTTTTCTTCGGCTTCGTTGGCTTGTTTTTTGTAGTTAAAGGCGTCAATCTGCGCCGCAATGGCCAGCGCCTGCTCGCGCTGCACCTGGGTGAATTTGTCGCCGCTCACGGCCAACATGCGCTGCACCTCGTCCACCTTGCTCATTTGGCCGCTCAGGTTGGCGTATTGCGTGGTCAGGCTGTTGACCAGGTTGGCGCCAAAGTCACTTTGCGCTTTGGTGTCCTTTTTCTCCACAATGGGCGCTGCCGACTTGGCCTGTGGCCGCATGAACCGGCGCGACACCGCATCGCCCGTGTCGCCAGCGCCAGACAACGCCTTGAGCGACTCCAGCTCGCGCAAATAGCCAAGCTGCTTTTTGGTCTTGGCAATGTCGGCATCGATGCTGTCCATGCCGGTCTTAGTCGCAAAAATCTTGGATGAATAGGCCGCGCGCTCTTTTTCCAGATTGCGCAGATCCTCTGACAAGGCACGGATATTCTCGCCCTGCGTCTTGAACGGGTTGATGGTGCCCATCGTCAAAATGGCGTCCATGAAACCCTCTGAATTCTTGATGCCCGCCAGCAATGCCTGGCTGATCTCCATGAGTGACGGCAGCAGCTGGCTCATGATGGACATGCCCGCAGCCTCGCTGGTCAAGCTCAACTTCTTCATGTTGTCATTGAAGTCAGCTGCAGCTTTGGCTGCATCCCCACCAAGATTGACGCCCAAGCGCTCAGCCTCTGTGGCCATGCTGGCCAGACCCTCTTTGCCGAGGTTCAGCATCGGGATCATGTCCTCCCCCGACTTGCCAAAGACCTTCATGGCCAGCGCCGCCTTGGCGGGGCCGTCTGCATAACCTGAAAACCGCTCGGCCATATCTTCCAGCACCTTGTCGGTGCTGCGCAGGTTGCCGCTGGCGTCCTTGAACGACACGCCCATGGTCTTAAAAATCTCAGCGGCCTCGTCGCTGCCGCCTGCTGCCTCGCCCATGAGCTTGGCCAGCTTGCGCATGCCACCGCCTAGCTGCTCGGTGGTGGTGCCAACCGACTCACCGGCAAAGCGCAGCTTGCTCAACGCCTCGACCGACACGCCCGTTTTCTCGGACATCTCGTCCAGCTGGTCCATGGTGTCCAGCGCTTTAGACAGCATGGTCACCGCACCCGCCACACTCAGCACGCCAGCGGCCATGGGGCCCATCAGGCTGGTGGCGCGGGTCACGGTGTCGCCAATGCTGGCGATGTTGCGCTTGGCCGACTCCAAAGCCGCCTTGGTCTGGTCTACCGCCGTCAGGACAATTTTTGCTTCAGACATTACAGGTCAGGCCCCACTTTGTTTGCGCCACAGGCGCAAGGTTTCTCTTTCCATCACTTGCACCGCCTCGGTTACCTCGGGCCAGTCGACTCGTGGCACCTCTTGCATCTCCAGCACAAAGGCCAAGGCCTCCATGCGCAGGCCAATCGGCCCATTCATGCCCACGCTCCACTGCGTGGCCATGGCCCTGAACACGGTGAATGGGGCCACGTTTTCGGGCCACACGTCCAGGTGCTCTGGCGCTTTTGGCGTTTCGGCCTTTAGTCCAAAGGCTGCAAGGGCTTGGTCGATGTGTTCTTTGTCCTCAAACCCCTCGATCAGTCTCCTTGCAGCCTCGATCAGTTTTTTCGTTTTGCCTCGGTCAGCTCTTTCAGGTACGCCCTAAAAATCTCGCCCTGAGCGGCGGGGTAGTTGTCGAGCAAGTCGGTCAGCGCGGTCAGGCTGTAGGGCACCTCGGCGCCGTCATCCCCTTGCACGCCCGCCCAACCCGCCACGACCTTGTGCAGCGTTTCGGCACCGTCTTGGGTGCTGGTCTCGCCGATCCACTTGGCCAGCGCAGCCTTGTTTTGGTGCCGGAAGGTGAAAGACACCTCTAGCGGCTCAGACAAGCCAGGCACAGACAGCGGCACAGCCGCCACAAAGGTGGGTTTGGGGTTGAGCTTGAACATGCGCGGCAATTACTTGGTGTAGATGATCAGGTCGTCGTTGCCCACTACAGGCACGCTGCGGGTGTCAAAGCCGATCAGGCGGCGGCCATTGGCGTCGGCCTTGGTCGGGTTGATCAGTTGCACGGCGGCCATGTGCACGCCCACAATGGCGCCAGCGGCGCTGCCGTGCTCCAGGCTCACGGCCTGCAGGGTGTTGCTTTTCACGCTGGTCATGAAAGTGACTTCTTGCGCGGCGGTCAGGTCCAGCTGGATCGAGCCGGTCACGGCCCGGTCGGTGATGTCGATGAATTCACCACCCAGCAGCGGGGTGTATTGCACAGCGTTGCCAATGTCCAGCTGCAAGCCCTGGCTGGTGTAGCTGGTGCCACCGGTCACAGCGCCGGTGGCATAAGTGCCGCCAAACTTGACGTCGCCCGTGTTCGGGTCAGTGATGACGATGGGCTGCTTCCAGGCGGTCAGGGTGGTGGTGGGGTTGGCCACGGCGGTCACGCCACCGTCTTTGCCGGTGAAGCTGAAAGCCAGTGTGGGCCGCTCGCCAATGCCCATCATGAGCTTGAAGGTGCCCTTGGCCCCCAGCAGCTTGTGCAGCACGCCGTCGTCGTAGTAGTACAGCGTGGCGCTCTTTTGGTTGCTGGGGGTGTCGGGGGCGTATTGTTTGTAGCCGGCTGCGCCCGTTTCGGCAAAGCCACAGGCGCGGAGCAGCTCGCCCCAGGGCGCGGCGGTGCCAGCGGTGCCGCTGCCTGCCAGTTCGACCGTGAAGTCGATCGACACATACGCGGTGCCCACCAGCTGCTCGCTCGCGCCAAAGTAGTTGCGCACAATGGATCGGTCCACGTTTTGCGCGTTCAGCGGGTTGATGGTCACATCACTGATCAGCAGCGCGTTGGCCGCGCCCGTGGGCGTGGCGTCGGTGCCCTCAGTGGTTTCGATCTTGGCCAGCATGGCCGTGTTGCGGATATAGCGGGGCATGTTTACTCCAGGTTGAGTGATTGGGTGCGGTGGCGAACCAGGTAAGACATGAGCGCACAGCCCATGCGGTCCTGTTCGTGGTCAAAGTCAAAATTGATGGCCTGCAGCTGGCAGTCGGCCACCAGGCCGCCCAGCGTGGGGTCTGCGGCCAGGCGGGCGTAGGCGTCTTGCATCAGCTGGTCCACCGCCAGGTCTGGCGACAGGCTGGTGCTGCGGGCATAGCACTCCACCACCACAATGGTGTCGGCGTTGATGGGTGCGCCAAAGATGGCCAGGCGGTCCATCTGCGACTCTTGCAACCGCACCACCACAGCGGTCTGCCATTCGGCGGCCAGCGGCTTGATGCGGGCGCGGCTGATGTTGGGGCTAACAGGCGTGCCAGCGGCCAGCGCCTGTACCATGGCCCCAACCACATTGGCAAACACGGTGGTCATGCGGCGGCCTCCAGCGTCAGGGTGCTCACGCCGGTGCCGTCTGGCTGGTGCACGGTGACAAGGTAGCTTTTGCCGTTAACCACAACAGGCTTGCCAATGGGGTCGGCAGGCACCTGGGCGGTGGGCAGCGTGACCATAGGGGCCACGCTGCTCATGCCATAGGGCCCCGCATCGCCCAGGGCGTAGGCAGCGTCAAAGATCACCGACATGCTTTTGCCGTCAACGAGCGCCGTGGTGGCAAACTCGTTGTCCTCAAAAAACACGTTGAAGTTCTCGTCCAGCATGCTGCGGCCTTGGGCTTTGCGGTTCGCCGTCTATCAGACGGTGATGGCGTCGACCATGGATGCGAACGACTCGATGTTGCGCACGGCCACATCGACGTCCTGCAGTGCCACGACACGCACGGTGCCAGCGGTGGAGCCGGTGTAAGGGTCCACCATCAGGTCCAAGCTGCCCCACATGCCAATCATCAGGTCGGCCCAGTTGCCGAACAAGATGGCCGACAGGTTGGTGCCGGTGCCCTTGGTCAGGTTGGACGGCACAGCGTTGGTGATGGCGGTGCTGTAGCCGTTCAGCGGTGTGGTGCCGTTCTCAAAGATAGGCTGGCCGTTGGAAGTGGTGAACTTCTCTGTGCTCTTGAGCTTGCCGCGCACCTTGGCGTTGGTCAGGTAGCCCATGGTGCCCACGTCGGCGTTGGCCGATGCAATGGCAGTCTCCAGCGCCACGATGTTGGCCCATGTGGGCGCAGCGCCGTTGGTGCCGCCCACCACTGCGGGTGTGGTCAACAGGGTCAACAAGCCCGATGGCTGGTTGCTGGCACCAGAGCCGTTGATGGCGGCTTGCTGGATGGCCAGGCCCAACACGGTGGCCAGGTCAGTCTGCACCAAGCTCTCGACCGCGATGGAGCTCTGCAGCAACAGGCGGCGCGAGATGTCGGTATAGCCGCCCACAGTCTTGGGCGTCATGGTCACTTGGCCGAAAGTCTGCTGGCTCTCGGTTGGGGCTGTGTTTTCAGCCACCCAGTAGGCCGTGGCGCTGCCGGTCTGCTTGGGGATGGCGACTTGGCCGACCAGGCCGGTCATCATGCGAGCGCCCAGGCCGTTGATGACCATGGCGTTGCGCAGAATGTCGATGAAGCTGCCAGACAGCAAGTCTGTAGCCACAGTGTTGCCGCCAGCGGTTGCGGTGCCCACCGTTAGGTCGCGCTTTTGCACGTCGTTGGGGATGAACAGGCCGCGGGCCGATTTGCCCATCACTTTGGCTTGTGCATCAGAGCACTCGCGCTCAAAAGCGGCGGCACGCTGGGCGGCGGCGTCTGTGGGGTTGGCCAAGGCGTTGATGGCACGCAGCATGCTGAACTGCTTGACCTCTTTTTCGCTCATGCCGATGTCGGCAGTGGGCACAGGCTTGGTGCTGATCGAGCGCAAGGCTTCGGCCTGGAACTGCTCGACCGTGTGACCAGCTTGAATGGATTTCATGGCCAGTTCGGCACCGCCAGGGATGGATGCGGCGATCTTGGTGATTTCGGCGGCGTGGTTACGCTCGACGACTTGGACGTTTTCAGTCATTTTGGGTCCTTTGATGGTGGGTGTGATGGTTTGGGTTTGGGTGCGCTCGGCGTCTGCTGTGGGCATCAGGCTCGTGCCGGTGGCGGCGGGTTCTTCGGCGGCGGCTTCGGGGTCTTCGCTGTCGTCACCGACTTCGATTTCCACCTCCACCGTCACCTTGGCCCCACGCTGCTCTGGCACCGCAGCACTGCGGCCCACGCCAACGCTGGCGTCTGCTGGCACGCTGACCAGCGAAACTTCGTAAGGCTCCCAGTCGGTCACGCGGTAGGTTTCCACACCGTCCTTTGTGCTTTCCAGAATGGCCTCATGGATCATGTAGCCCACGCTCACGTTGCGGCGAATGCCGTCGCGCACGTCTTGCCACACTTCTTCTGCGCGAACGCTTTTGCCAAAGCGCACCACAGCGCGGACAACCTTGTCCGTGCCGATTTCGACAGATTCGACAACGCCAATGACATCGCGGGTGTCATGGTCGCAAAGCAGGTTGGCACCGCTGCGCAGGCGGCCAGTGCGCATGCTGCTCGGGGTGCAGTCCAAAATCTCCACGCCCCACCAGCGCTCATAAGGCGTCTCGCTGGCAAAAGCCAGCGTGGCGGTGCGGGCGGCTTCGTCAATGGCCGCACGCTCCACCACCAGCGCACGGGCCAGCGGCTTGCCAGCACCAGGCGCACCGGCTGGGCCTCCCTGGTTGATCTGGTCGCGCAGCGCAGCGCCAATGTGTGCGCCAATCTGAGGTTTTGTTTCGGGTGTTGCGGTGGTCATGTGTGTGGCCTTTGCTCGGGATTAAATGCGGGGGTCTGTAAACTTGTTAAGACAAAACGGTTTACATTTTTTTCAGGGGTGCAACAGCGCCACCAGCTCGGCTTCGCGGCGGCGGCGCGTGCGGCGCAACGGGGCGGGCGGCGGCATCCAGTGCCAAGGCGCGCCCGTGCGAAATGGACGGCGGCGGCGTTTCTTGGTACCGCCAGCCGCGGACTCATCGCTCACCTTGCCCCAGGTGTCTTTCCAGGTGTAGGCCCAGCTTTTGGCCCAGCTGCTGCGGCGGGTCATGCCGACGGACCCCACTCGTCACCCTCGGCGCCAGTGCCGGTCACGGGCACATCGTTCACCTGGATGATGTTGGCCTTCAGCGTGGCGGCCAGAATGTCGGCCACGATGGCCGCTTGCAGGCCTGCGCTCTCTGCCGTGGCTGGGCTGCCCAAAATGATGCTGTAGCCTGTTGCGTTGCCGCGCACACGGTCATCGGCGCTCTGGCCGCTGTCTTCATGAATGACCGGGCAGGTCAGTTTCACCGATGCCGTTGACGCTGCAGTCAAGAACATCTGCAACGGGTTACCGTTGGGGATGATGATCTTCTGGCTTGTCGCGTTCGCCTTGATCGGGTTGGTCCAAGTCCAAACCAAGCCTGGCAGGTGCATGATGCGCTGCGTGGCCTGATACAGCTCAGCAAAGCCAGGCTGCAAAATGCCGCCCGTTGTGTTGGCCACAGCCACCTGCATGCTGGTCGGCTCGTAGCTGAAGATGGATTCCAGCACCGCGTTAAACGGCATGGTGTATTGCGGCGTGTTGTTGCTGCTCACCTGGAACTGCAGACTCATGTCCAGCGAAAGCGTCAACGTGGTGTCAAACTCCAGCTCTTTCCAGTCATACCCGGGCACACGGGCCTGCACGGTGTAGGTGTCTTGGTCCACCACAATTTGCGTGTTGTTGCCTGTGCCTGTGGCGGTGGTCCAGGTGGCGTCGGCCAGCTTTTTCCAGCGTAAGTTCCAGGTCACAGACAGACCAAGCGGGTTCAGGCCTGTCACACTGGCGCGGCTGCCGTTCACATCGGCCACGGGGATTTCATTGGCCGTGGATTCAATGATTCCCGTGGTTTTGACCTCAGACAGCAGGTCGGTGACGCTACCACGAACAAAATGGATCGAGTCGTCCACTGTGTAATCGGCCAAGTCCAACTTGCCACCAGTCGAACCGGCCACAATGTTCTGCTCAATGGCAAACGACGACCACTTGTTGATCAGCGCGTTATACATGCGCTGGGCGCTCCAGGCCAAAGTGCCAGTGGCTGCGGCCAGCACCTTGGTGGCTTCATTGACGGTGATCAGCGCGGCGTCAGCGGCACCCGTGGTGTCGTTGATGTAGTTGCTGTCCACGGCACCGCTGGCCGAATAGGTCAAAAGGCCTTTTTTCGCGGTAGCAGCGGCAAACGTCACAGACTGGCCAAGCCAGCCGTTTTGGCGGAAGTCCAGCGTCCAGTTGATGGTGTTCAAGACAGTTTTGTCATCCAAGCTGTCCACGAACGGCAGGAAGCCGTCTGCGGCATCCATGAATGTCGGGTCACGGAAGAACTCACTCAGCGGCACGCCGCTTTCTGCCGTAGTGGCGATGATCTTGCTTGGGTAGCGCGTGGCCATGGCCGATGGCTTGATGCGCATCTTGGGGGCGTAACCAACTTTTTCGACATGCAAAGACGGACGGAAGCCAATGACGCCATAAAAGCCAGCGTTGCCCGTTGGCGTGCTGCCAGCTGCCCAGCGGAAGATGCCACCAGACTGCATGACAGGATCGACCCACCACCACTTGTTGGACGAGCCAAACGTGTTGGGGATGGTCGCAGCGCTGCCCGTGTAGGTGTAGGTGTCCATCAGGATGTTCGACGTACCGTTACCAAAGATCGAACCGCCGTATTTGAAGCCCACCATCTTGCTGTTGTTGGTGGTGTAGCCCATCTGCCAGACCACATTCGTGGCCGTGCCGTTGACAGTCAGGCCGTTGATGACGGATGCGGGCAAGAAGTAGGCATGGATGGCCACCTGCGCACCATTGGGGCAATTCAGGGTCAGCGTGGAGTTGCTGATATTCCATGTGGCCCCCGCTTCGGTGTTGCTAAACACAGTGCCAGACCCGCTGGCCACGATGTTGTAGGTGACCGTGGAGTCGGACAGGTTAAGCGTGGAGCCGTTGCGGAATTCGCTGGTTGTGGCCGTGCCATAGCCAAGCGTAGCGGTCGGGCTGATGGTGAGCGTCGAGCCATTGGTGACGTTTAGTGTCGATCCGCTCTCAAACTGAAAAAGATCACCACGTGCGGCTGGCGTCCAAAGCACATCGTCTTTGTCAAATGTCAGGCTGGCGGTGTTGCCAAACTTCCACTGAGTCGAACTGCGCACGGTCTTGTTGTATTCGCCCATCGTCAGTGCGCCAGCTGTCCAGTTGAGCTTCCATGTGCTCAACAAGCGGTACACCCCGCCATCGCTGGACTGATAGTCAGGCTGTGCGCTGTTGGCCGGTAAGGCCTGCGAGTGCGATCCAAAGGCATACACCTCGTCAAGATTGCGCGATGCCGACCCGTTCAGCACCTTGTTGGTGTAGTCGGGCGAAACGCCTGTGATCAAAGCGGCCTGGGCGGGTGTCACGCTGCCCATGGCTGGGTCGGACAGCATGAAAACGGGAAGGCTATAACCGGCATCGTTCAGGTTGTACGAACGGGACTGCGACACATAACCAGTCTTTCTGGCCTGCCAGGTTTGAGCGCGGGTGTCCACCTTGGTGGTGGCGTCGCGGTAAGAGCCCGCCGTGCCTGTCCACACCATGTAGGCGTAGTTCAGGGCTTGGCTGAAATCGCCGGCCTGCACTGCGTTGACCATCACGTTGGTGCCGCTGTTGATGTAGAGCGTGACGCCCGTGAGGTTATTGGCGTCACCATCGTTGAATTCCAGCTTGACGGTGCGGCGGTAGGTGCGGGTGTTGTTGCTGTACTGCCTGGTGTTGGTCAGGACGTTGTACCCTGCCGGGAAAATCGGATCGTCCAGAATTTCATTGGCCGTCGTGTTGGCGCCCAAAAATGTGGTGGATGGGTCGCGGTAGAAGATGGGCGCAAAACCTGTCACCGGAAGATTGTTCGGGAATGCCCACTTGATGTCGGGGTTGGAACCCGTGGTGTTGCCAGAGGGAACGCTGAAATACTCGAACTTGCCAAGAGAAACCACGCTGTTGGCGTCAAAGCCTGTTCCCTGCCCACCAATGGCGCGGTAGATCGTGACTTTCTCAATGCTGCCGTAGCTGCCGCCAATGCCAGCGTTGGCACCAACGGCGTCGCCGTAGTAGTCCATCATGATGTCGCCACACTGGTATTCGGCATAGCGGAACGACAGCACGGCCGCGCGGTTGGAACCGCCGATCTGAACCCAAGCCACATCGTTCCATTGAATTTTTGGCTTTTTCGTTGGAAAGTCTGGCGGGTTGGTGGTCCATAAACCAATGGTTCGGCCACCCAAGGCGTTATCGTAGTTGTTGTAATTGAACGTCGCGCCTTTTGCCTTGATAAGTGACGTGCCCTGCACCTTGTAGCCGCTGCGCCAGGTGCCCGTGCCGTAGCTTTCATTGAAGCGGAAAGATGCACCGTCGAGCAGGCTGTAGACCCACTCGGTGTCGTCATAGATTGCACCGTCAGCAATTTCCAGAATCACCTTCTGCATGGAAGGAATCTGGATCATGTTGGTGCCCAGCGAAGTGCCAAAACCCGCCGCGATGATGTTTTGCGGGGTTGCAGAATCTCCGCTTGCAGACAGCCTAACGGTGACGGTGCCGCCAAGGGTGCCGGTTACTGTGACTGCCATTTACTTGCTCTCCACCATGTGCAGCACCCCGGGGTGCATGCGCCATGCTTCCTTGTGGCCAATCACGGTGGCGCAAACCTCGCTGCAAAACCACTTGGTTTCATGTTCACGGCTCACAAACGGCAAAACGCTGCGCACGCACCCCACCAGGTCATATGGGCGGCCACGGTGGTCAGCCACAAAACTCCAAAACGCGCCCTCGCTCACATGGGGCAGCGCGATCACATCCCACTTCGCTGGGTCCAGTTGCATGCGCTTGATGCGCACACCGCCCTCGGTGCCCACGCTGCTCAGGCAGTCCACTTCGGCCTCGAAAGGGTTGCCCAGGCAGATTTCGCTGTGGCTGTAAATCGACTTTGTGAAAAACCGGATCGCCCGGTTCACCAAGCCATGCCAGCCGGGGCGGGTTCCTTTGTACGATGCAAGGTGCAGGACCATGGGGCTCACTCCCGTGTTTCGATGGTGTATTCGGTGACGGTGCTGACGATTTCGTCGGCGCTGTCGCGTTTGACGGTTTGCACCGCGCGAGTGGGGTGCTGCACCACCACTTGGGCGGGCGGCACGGTGGCGTCCAGGTTCACCACGGGCGCGGCCACGTTGATGGTTTGCTCTGGCACGTTCACGGTGACAACCGGGGCGGCCTGCTGGGGCACGTTGACGATGATGGGCATCTCTGTTGCAACCTCTTTGATGTGCGCTTGCATGCTGCCCACCAAGCCGCGCATTTGCGCCTCAATGTCGGCGGTGGACAGCTGCACGGTGGTGGATCGGCTCATGCCGGTCAGGGCGGCCATCAGCTCGGCGTGCTGGCGTTGGGCCTGGGCGGCGCGGTCTTCGGCCTCCAGGCTGCGCCCCCCGTTTGGCTGGGTGAGCTGCGCCCCTGCGTTGGCGGCGGTTTGTGCGCCTGGTGCGCCTTCGTAGGCGGTGAGCTGCACGCCAAATTCGGCGGCCAGTGCCTGCGCTTGGCCAATGGCTTTAATGGTGTCTTCGTAGTCGTAGCCCATGCTGGCGCACAGGTCTTGCGGAGCCATCAGGCCTGCTTTGACAGCCAGCACTTTGGCGTTCATGTCGGCTTGTGGGTCTACCCATTCCCAGCGGCGGGCCTGCCATTCGTGGCGGGCAAACTTGGCGGCTTTGCTGGCGGGCAGGGCCGATCCGTTGGGCATGGTGATGGCACCAGACAGCAGGGCCATTTGCAGCCACTGTCGGTAGACCGGCTCGACAAAGCAGCCGATAAACCATTCCTGGTCTTTGGTCCAGCGGTCACGCTCTTCCAGCGTGCCCGACCGGATGCTGGAAAAGCTGACGCCTTCCAGGTCGTTGGCCAGCGAGTGGTAGGCCACGCCCCAGCCGGTGGCGATGCGCTGCAGGGTGGTTTTGGCAAATGGGCCAAAGACTTCGTTGGGGTATTTGCTTTCGTGCGGCTGAAATGTCACGCCCTGGGGCAGCGTGTCATACACGCCGGGCTGGCTGGTGCTGATCTGTTGGCCGTTGTCTTGCTGGCCAAGCGGGGCCATGCCGTCTGGCGTGGTGAAAAACCCGTAATGGTTAGCCCCATGTTCGGCAGCCAGCAGGGCCGACAGCATGAACCCGCCCAGGTGGTGCAGGCTGAGCATGCCGGGGGCCATCCATGGGATGCCGCGCACTTGCTCGGCGCGGGTGACTTTGAAGCGGTGCAGCGTTTCGTCGGTGCTGACGCGCACGCGGCGGCGGTTGCTGCGCGCGCCGTCGCTGGGGTGCGCCTCAAACAGATGCAGGGCCACGGGGCGGCGGTAGTCGTTGACTTCCACGCCCATGATGACGGTGTTGCCGTTGTGCGTGCCGTTGAATGTGGTGTCGATGCGGTCCACATCGATGACTTGCAGCGCAAAGTTGAAGCGGTTGCCCGCGTCTGCGCCTTTGACGATGCGCACCAAAAACTCGCCGTCACTGGGCAGGCTGCCCATGATGCTGCGGCACAAGTCTGCAAAGCTCATGTGGCCGGTCACGTCGGCGGCCTTGCTCCATTCGGCCCAGGCGGCTTCAATGGCGGCGTTGGCCGTGCGGTCGGGTTTGCCGGGGCTGTCTTCTACCCGCGCTTGCAGGCGTATGCCCACGGGGCCGACCACGTTGTTTTGCACCATGTCCACAAACTTGGCAGCGTAGTCGTTGTTGTGCACCAGCTCGCGGCCACGGCGGCGCAGCAGGTCCAGGTCGTTTTGCAGTTCTTGGTTGATGCTGTTGGCCGTGGCAAACCAGTCAGCCGTCATGCGGTCAATGCGGGCGGCGGCAAAGCGGCGAATCTGCATGCCGTTGGTTTTGCGCGTGAGCCAGTTGGCGGCGCGTTGAAAAATCGTGGGTTTCATGCGCCAAATCTCACAAAAATGCGGCCCGGCACGCCGCCGGTGCCGGGGCTGTTGGCCATTTGCTGGGCTGCCTCTTCCCGCGCCACTTCGCCGCGCAGGCGGTCGCGCAGTTGCAGCAGTTCGCCCATGCTGTAGTGCTTCAGTCGGCGGCCAGCGATTTCGTATTCCTGCACGTTGGTGCTGGCGGTTTTGAGCATGACGGCCTCAACGGCATCGAGCATCACCCGGCTGGGGCTGCGGCTGTCAAGTTTGGTGACGGCATCAAACGATGGGGCGATGGTGATGCGCCCAGCGCCTACGGTGTAGACCTCGCCCGCGTTGGTGGCTTGCGCCCGCCAGTCGTAGGCGCCTGCGTGCCAGGCGTTGGTGGTGGTGGCCGTCACGTTGACCAGGTGGTCATCGCCTTGCGCAGCGCTGGTGATGACGATTTTGTGGTCGGCGTTGATGAGGGTGTAGACCAAGGCCCACCCAGCGCTGGCCGGGTAGTCGGCCAGGGTTTTGAGCCACTTGGCGGTGTCGCCAGCGACGATGCTGGCCGGTTCGGTGGTGGGGATGGTTGTCACGGTGGTTTCGGGTGGTTTGCCCGAAATGTCACCGATGAGATGTAAACCTGTTAAGACAAAACGGTTTACATTTTTTCAGCTTGGCGTCTGTCCCTTGCCGTTGATGATTTTCCACAGCGCCATGCGGCTCAGGCCGTAGCGGCGCTCCAGCAGGGCCATGCGCTCACCTGCCTGGTGGTCGCGCTGGATGGCGCGGTTGCGGGCGCTGCGTTCGCGGCGGGCGCTTTCGGTGGTGCCGGGTATGTAAACCCGATCGCCCGCATATTCCCGATGCTTTTGGTCGCTGATGGCCAAGGCCATGGCGGCCAGCTGGTCGCGGTGTTCTGCCAGTGCTGCGCAAAAACTGGGGGCCATTTGCAGCACAGCGTCCAGCACATCGTCAATCAGGTCATCAGTCGCGGGCGCAAACACAGGCGCAGCATTTGTGGCCAGCAGGTCTGGCGCTGATTTTTCGGCTGAGGTAGCGGATTTTTTCACCATGTTCGGGCAGGTCCTTGTTGGCGCGATGGGCGGCGCATGAGTGGGCGGGCCGGTTGCGGCTGGGGTGTGTTTGGCGTGGCGTCCAAACTTTCAAATTTATCTGGTGATGGCGTGTTTGTGTCGGTGTTTGTGATCGGGATTGCAAACAAATCTCCGCTGCGGGGTTGCACCGCTTCTTCCAGCTTGTCCCACATGGCGCTGGTGTAGGTGTGCAAGCCCAGGGCGTGGGTCACAAAGATGGCGTAGACACTGCAGTCCAGCACTTCGTTGCGTGCCCGCTTGGTGTTGACCCACTTGTATTCAATGCCCCGGCTGGTCTTTTGGGGCACACGGCTTTCGGCGGTGAGCTGCACATAAAACTCGGGCGGCAGGTCTTTGGAAAAGTGCACGTATCCAGGACCTGGCTGGGTGACCATGAGGCGGCCATAAACCAGGTCTTTGGCGGTGTCGGTGCCAACGTACCACAGGCGCACACCGCGCTTGAGCACTTGGCCGCGCCAGTTCACGTCCTGGATGGTGGCCTTGCCTTTGACCATCTTGCTGGGCTGCGGGTCGCCACGCACGGCAAACACGCGCTGGCGGTCGCGCAGGCGGCAGTAGTTGTACGCCTGGTGCGTGAAGTGGCCACCCGTGTCCACAGCCATGGCCTCGATCTTCATGCCGCGCCCGTTAGCGTGGGTGAAAACGGTCTCTCGGTAGGCGTCCAGCTTGTCCCATTCTCGCTCGTCGGCGGGGTTGGCCATGATGACGGTGTAATCCACCGCCCACATTTCCTCGCCCCGGCCAATGGCCCAGGTGACCAGCTCAAAGCGGTTGTCTTGCACGTCGCACCCGGTCACCAGCACCAGGCCGCCATACGGCACGGTGAATCTGCGGTAGTTTTCGGCGCGGCGGGCCAGGGCGTTTTCGTCGGCCTTCTCCAGCGATTCTTCCCAGCACTCGCCCAGCGTTTCGTTGACAAAGCCTTCCAGCGGCCCTGTCTCGCCAGCCTTGGCTTTGGTGCTGGCCTCGATGAATTCGCGCACGATGTCTGACCATTCGCGCTGCGGGCTGTAGGCCGTCCAGATGTGGAAAGCCACGTGTCGCGGGGCGTTGCGCTTGTCGCCCTGGGCGTTGCGCCAGATCTGGTCGTGGCCATACCGGTATTCGCCGCAGCCGCTGACCCAGCAGGCACCCCGCTCCCAAAGGCGCAGGTAGTCGGCTTGGGTGATGCTGGCCCGGCAGTGTGGGCACACGTGTCGCACCGTGGCCGGGTCCGATCCGTCCCATTTAAACCCGTGGTCCACCTTGCGCCCCCCCCACAAAATTGGGTGCTCTGCATCGCAGTGCGGGCAGGTGATGTGATACGTCATACGGGCGTCGGCGTGGTCTTCTCGGTATTCCACATGGCTCAAGCCCTTGACCCGTGGCGTGCTGCCCGCGATCAGCTTGGGGAACGGTGCGCCCTCCAGCCGGCCACGCGCCAAGGTGATAGGGTCCGATGATTTTTCAACCTTTTGGTCAAAGCCATCTGCCTCGTCCAGCATGGCCACAGCTACCGTGATGCGCCGATAAGCCCGAGCCGCTTTGCCGCCCAAGATGTGCAGCACCGACCCCAAAAAGCTCTTGAGCTTCATCGTGTCTTCTTTGCCCGACAGCAGCACCGGCTTGATCGCGTCCACATCACGCAGCATCGGGTCGACCTCAGACTTCACAAACGAGTCACGGTCATCGTCGGTCGGCTGCCACAGCGCCTGCTTGCGACGGCGGTGAACAGCGTTGTAAGCAATGAAGGCCAGCAGCGTCTTGGTGTACCCAACCCGCTTGGCCTTGCGCACCGTCACCTCCTCGATGTCGTCATTGCTGAAAGCATCCATCCACCCGCGCTGAAACGGGTACGCCTGCCACCGCCCCTGCGTGTGGCTGGACTCGGCCGACAAGAAAAAGTTTTCTTCGGCCCACTTGCTCAGCGACTGCGGCACCACCGCCTGCAGCGGCGACAGCCCCGATGTGATGGCAGCCAAAACCGCCCGCAGGGTTTCGCTTGGTGCGCGACTCATTCGTCGCCTCCGATCGGCTCGTCATCCACATCGTCAGCCGGTGCCAGCGACTTGGCCACCAGGTCAGCCGTGGCCCGCACCCACTCGTTGCGAGCGTTGGCCAGCAGCGACATGACCTGGTCACGCGCCGCCTCGGGCAAGTCTGGGCAGGTTTTGCGCAGCGCGGCGGGCAGCTGGTCAAAGCGCTCCACCACCGACATGCTGGCCGTGGCCAACACCTCCGCCAGCAGCGCAATGGGCGCGAACTCACCACGCGCCACAGCGTTCTTGATCTCGATGCCGTGCCGCTGCTCACGCGCCAGCGCAGCCCGCTCTTGCACCAGGTCAAGCCCGCCCATCTCTTCGGACTGGCGGCCAGCGGCCACCTCGCGCAGCCAGGCGCAATACTGGCGCAGCTGCAGGGCCAGCGGCTGCCCGCGCTCCACCACACCATCGCTCACCAGCTGGCTCACCCGCGCCTCGCTCACGCCGATCAATTCGGCCAGCTCGGCCTGTGCGCCCTGCCGATCCAGTGACTCAGCCGCCCTCACTTAAGCCCCTTAGCAAAACCATGAAACAG